TAGTTCTTCTCAAAGATTACGGTGCTATTTATTTCCATTCGCTATCTCATAAGCATGAGCCAACATTCCAAATTGACGTTGATCACTCATGACTGCCAATCGATTGATTCTGATATTCACTCCCTTCTTGGAATGGATGTATCTCTCCACAACCTGGCACATCATGTCGATTATGTCACTTGTCATCCGGCTTGATGATGTTCACCTTAATCTCGTTAATGTCCTTTCCGTTGGTCGTGATGTCCGACTTCTCAGTGAGTCCATTTAAGCGTTGAGTGATTGATGGATTGTAAAGTCCTGCCAACCCATTCTCAATTTGATTTTGGCGAATCACTCGCTTAACGCGTGTGCAGATACTCACATACGTTGAATATCTCAAATCCCTATTCTCAAAATATTGATGAACACAACCAATCTTCTCCTCAGCAAAGTTAAGGAATCCCTCCAAAGTATATGGTCGTGGAATCAGTTCGTAATCATGCCTTCCATCCTTACCAACAAACACTTGTTTCTTGATTGGATTGTTCTCAATATATTGCTGCCATTCATTGAATAGAGCTTCGAATTCCTCTTCAGTTAGCATCTTGTGTTTCGGCATATCATTTATTTATCCATAATTCGCCTCGGACACCAATTTGCTTGATGACATCCGGATTGTTATCATAGTGTTTGTCAATCTTCAATTTCTGAATTATCTCAATTTTACTCTTATTGCTTCCGGTAGCATAAACTCTCGATGCTGGTATTCCTAAATCGGCAGCAGTTTTGAGCATTGCACTTTTGTCATGCCTTGCCGAGATGATATATACCTCAGCTCCTTTACGAATCCAATTCCTTGCAATCTCCTTGGCTTGAGTCAATGTTTCATCATAATCAAATGAGATGCGTTGTTGTGCAAATAGATATCTTTCAAGCATTATTCCTCTCCTTTACCTGGTGTTGGTTTAGTTCTTCTTTTTCTCTTCGGAATCGGTTTTGCACTCACTTCTTGCTCGATGCCCTCATATTTGATTGGCTCCGGTGCGGTCGTTGTTTCTGATTCCTTCTCAAATAAATATCCCATGCCAATTGACACATAATATTTGTACTTTGATACATCTATATTATCAACAACCACGATTATGTTTCTAACCGTTGTATGCTTGACAATAGTTTTACCCTTGTATTCTGCTTTTATTCTCATCTTTTATCTTATTTAGATCGTGTTTAATGTCCCTAATATAGTAATGAGCTGAGGTGACCGGAATGTCAAAATACTTAGCCATTGACCTGGCGGTCGTGTATCCCTTCTCATAGTATGCCTCAAAGATTATCAACTTGATTCTATCCTTGACCTCTCTCTTATATATCTCAATGCATGACTTGTGGTCATGGTATTTCTTTTCCTCTCGTATCTTGTGTTCCAAATCTTCCTCATCATCGCAGTCATTTGGAATGTCGAGCTCATTGGCACCCACTCTCTCCTCAAGTTGACTGATTGAAGTTGACCAAATGATTTGTTTCTTGATCGTATTCAATAAGTAGCTCTTGACCTTATTCTCATCCTTGGTGTCATCACTAATCTCAGCCACATAAAGATAACTGTTGTTTATGACCACATCGGCAATCATGTTGGCTTTGAATTTAGCGAGGAAATACTCCGTGTACGTCCTCACCTCATCATAATGCCTTGAGATATATCGGTCAAGTGTTCGCTTCATACCATTCCATGAATTGCTTATAGTATATCTTCCTCACTGTCCTGGCACAAAAGCAATCGGTTGTAATTTCTCCGGTGTGCTCATCATATATTCGGTACAGTGCTTTAAGCGTAATCTTGGCGTATTTAGATGCATCAGTTGACCTGACAATCTCATTGATATATTTTACTTGAGCTTCGCTAAACATTCCTCAATTATAAACGCAATAAACGAAACGATGGTTGCTTGGATAAAGTCACCGGTAATGATCCATGTGGACCACAAGCTCATGCACTTCCAACAACCAAGTCCGGCATGGATGTAGTTGACCAAGTGATTCGGTCGGATTCGCACTGCGATGTTATCCCATATCAACTGAAGTGGCTCGAATGATACCAGGAACCAACTGAGTGCGAGTGAAGCTAAGTAAGTCATATCTCTTGCTTTAATTTTTCAATATACAAGGTTGCATCCATCAATTCCTCCTGGAGATGATTCAACCAATCCATCAAAGGTAACGAATTATTCTCCAATGTTGTACCATATTTCTTGATTCCTATCTCTGACCGCTCCTGATACTTGCTATATACCTTGATTAGAATTGGATCAACGTGAATTGGTTTCTCCTCAGGGATGACCTCCACTTCTGAAAGCATTTCACCTAATGCACTCAGCTCTTGTCGATATATGCTCCGTGTGTTTGGTTTAATTTCGTGAATAATTAGCTCCATTAAATCGTATAAATCTTCTAATTCTTGGTTTGTTTTTTTCATCTCAATTCATTTGACATTTAACTTCATCGAATGCAGCTGCATCCACTTCCTCGATATATACCTCATCATCTTCCATCGTTAACACAATGCAGTAATTGACGTTCATCCCACTGAACACATCTTGAAATCGGTTGATGATCATGTGGGGATTCTCATTCTTGGTGCCAACATAGGCAATGAAGTATCTATCTCTCATAATACTTGAAAAATTTGATATAGAACTCCTCATTCACTGAATGACCTTTCAAGAATCTCCACAACTGAAGGTAAGTGATTCCCATATCTTCAGCGATATGTGCTAATTTGTATCTTTTCGATACCCGTGACCTCACCTCCCTATCGATGAAGTCACGAATGGTTTCCCCATCAGAAAGGTGAATCGTCAAAGCTCTCATCAACTACCGGCATTGAATTAATATTCCATACATCCAAAGTATTGTAATACTTCCCATTGTACTCACGACCTCTCAGATTGAATTTCACGGTGATGTCGATACCAGGTGAATAGTTCTCAATCAATTTGCACTTGTCTTGAGCCAATTGGAAGATGACATCCTGAGGATACTCTCCATTAGGTACGGTTAGGACAAACATTCTCACTGAGAACTTGTCGCTGATTTGCTTGATTGGCTCAATTACTTTGATTGTGCCTGTTACTTGTAATTCCATTTATCTTGTTTTATGTGTTACGTTAAAATGCTCCTTTGAATACCCATGCAGCGAACAAAGTTCCCAAGGTCATCAGTAATGCGAATGCGGAAATGAATCCGATTATTGCAATTGTTTTCTCTTTCATTTCTATTTACGATATGTGGTAAAAATTGCCACTTATTCTTGTTCGATTGTACCATCCCTGTAATGGGTTGTCACTTGACTAAACTCTGTACTATCATCTACTATATCAAGATGTCCGCTGAATACATATCCCGTTGCTTGTAGCATTCTTTCAAGTATTTCTAACATCTCATCCATTGAAACATCGTTGTGTTTGACTGAGTAGGTTATCGTGTGTTCGTATTGTTCTACTGTTATTTTCATTTCGCTTCCAATAATTTATAATACTCATTATAATACTCAGTACATAACTCCAATCTCTCAACCATCTCCTGCTCCTTCGCCTCATCACGATCAAACGAAAGTACGGTGATTCTCTTCTCAGGTGCGATGTGGTCAACGCGGTGAATATCTAAGTTCTCCCACTCGTTCAGTAGTTCGTTGGATGTAGTTACCATGCAATAGATTAATTCTGCCTTAGGTTTGTCGTATAGCCTCATGTAAGCTCTCAACTGCCACTCATAGATTGCATCGTATCCATCTTCAGCCATTACGGGAAAAGTATCCAATGACCAGGATGTTTTGATATCGATGATGGAAGTGTCAGTTACGATGTCACACTCTCCGGTCATCAGCTCGTCAACCATTCGCACGGTGTTCTTGACGTATCCCTCGAATCGCACGGTGTTGAGCAGGTCGATTGAATCCTGCTCTTGACTCAATCCCTTCTCAATGTACTTGGAATTGATTTGACTGCGGTATCCGTAGAAGTTTTCCTTAGCAACTTGCTTGATGTAGGTCTTTGCGGTTGCTCCCATTTCATTCTTTCCTCGGCCGTTGGTCATCAACTTGCCGATGGAGGATGGATGCCATTTCATAATTCAAGAGCTTTAAGTTGTACCTCAGTCAATGTCCATTTCTCAATCAATTGCTCCTTTGTATACTTTCCTGCTTGAATGGATGCCACTGCGGA